ACTTTAGAGCGTGCTGGTCGGTCGGGCAATCCGAGGCTTGTATATACGTCCATGGGGGGGCAGGCGTCTGACTTTGCGACTGATGATTTGATGCGCCAATATTTGCGCAACGTAGACATTGATCCAAAATTGCGCCGCACATTGGCAGAAAAGTTAGTGGCCTCAAAAGATTTTACTGACCAAGATTTTTCAATGTTTAATCTAGTTGCTGGCGGGGGCGGTCGTCGTAATATGCAAAATCTTTTAGACGGCGTCGAAATGGATTTTGATAACCTAAACGGGTCTAATCGTCGGGCAGTTTGGCAGGCTATAGATAGCGCAGAATTCCGCGATGCTGGTATTCCTATGGGCGAGGCTCGGATTGCATTGACGGACCCTGATTTGCTGTACGCAAACCCGTTTGATACCGGACTTAATATTGGGCGCCCAACACTAGGTGCAGGTGTTCAACAAGATTCTATTCACCCTATATACCCAAGAGGTATTTTAGGTGAATACGATGGTAGCTTAGAAGTGCAGATACCTGCAGCGATTACATTCAGAGACTTTATGAATGCCCGCAGAGGTTATACCGACGGCTTCAAATACACTGCGCCATCAGGCGATCAACGCTCATTCATGATGGGCCACACAAGTTTAATTCAACCAGCCGACCAGCAAATGATCGATGAAATCGGTCTGTACAACGAATACTGGCGCAAGTTCAATCAGTAGGAATAAGCATGGACTACGAAACAAATGAAATGGCGCTTGCACTGCAGGCCGAGTTAAATCCAAACCAAATGGACGACGACGAGCTGCAAGGTATCGTTGGTAAAGAGATCGAAGACGCGCAAGATTACATCGACAACTGGATCTCGCCGGTACGTGCGACAGCGACGCAATACTACCGCGGCGAGCCGTTTGGAGATGAAGAAGAAGGGCGCAGCTCAGTTGTTAGCATGGACGTACGGGATACCGTACAGGCGATCATGCCGTCACTTATGCGCATTTTCCACAGCACCGAGCGAACAGTCGAATATGTGCCACAGGGTCCAGAGGATGTTGCTGCAGCGAAGCAGGCGACAGATTACGCCAACTACATCATTAATCGCGATAACAACGGATTTATGCACATGCATGCCGCGTTCAAAGACGCGCTGATCCGCAAGGCTGGGATTCTGAAGTGTTACTGGGACGACCAGACAAAATTTGAAACGCATGACTTTACCGGCATTGACGACAACGCGCTAAACGCTCTTATGGCAGATCCTAACGCAGACGTTGAGATCGTGCAGTCAGAAATGGTTGGTGAGCCTCAGATGGACCCTATGTCTGGCCAGATCATACCACCGCCGGCGGTTCACGCTGCACGCGTCACGTATACGCACCCAGATGGGCGTGTGAAGCTAGAGGCCGTGCCGCCGGAAGAATTCTTAATTAGCCGTGAAGCCAAATCTTTGGAGGAGGCAGACTACGTCGCGCATCGCCGCATTATGACTGTGTCTGACTTAGTGGCGATGGGCTACGATTATGACGAAGTGTCAACGCTAGGCGCAGCCTACGATGACATGGAAACAAACATTGAGCGCAGCACGCGTAACCGCGCGCTCGCGAACGAGATGAACGAGCGCAGCGACCCAGCCATGAAAAAGGTGCTGTACGTCGAAAACTATATCAAAGTTGATTACGACGGCGACGGTATCGCGGAGCTGCGCAAGATTTGTACTGGTGGTGATGGTCACACGATCTTGATGAACGAGCCAATCGACATGGTGCCGTTTGCTGTGTTCTGCCCAGATCCAGAGGCGCATGACTTCTTTGGCATGTCTGTCGCAGACACTGTGATGGATATTCAGCGCATCAAGTCATCAATTATGCGCAACACGCTCGACAGCTTATCTATGTCTATCCACCCGCGCATCGCGGTAACAGAGGGCATGGTCAATATCGAGGACGTTATGAACACCGAGGTCGGCGCCATCATCCGCCAGCGTACAGCCGGTCAGGTGCAGCCACTGTCCATGCCCTTCGTTGGCCGTGAGGCGTTCCCAGTATTGCAATACATGGACCAGATCAAAGAGGCCCGCACAGGCATTTCAAAGGCGTCTGCAGGCTTGGACGCGGGTGCGTTGCAGTCATCTACCGCATCGGCGGTAAATGCGACTATCAGCGCCGCACAGCAACATATCGAGATCATTGCCCGTATCTTTGCTGAGACAGGCATGAAGCAGCTTTACAAAATTGTGCTGCAGTTAATCACCAAACATCAAGACCGTCCACGCATGGTTCGGTTGTCAAATGAGTTTGTGCCAATCGATCCGGCGGTATGGAACGCCAACATGGACGTTTCCATCAACGTGGCGCTTGGCCGCGGTACTGACAGCGAGCGCTTGATGATGATGCGTCAAATTGGCGAGATGCAAAAAGAAGCAATCCAACAGATGGGCCCAGTCAATCCACTGACAGATATGGTTAAGCTATCTAATACGTTGAAGGCAATGACAGAGCTCGCAGGCTTCAAGGATTCATCTCAGTTCTGGTCCGATCCGACTAAGTTTACGCCTCCGCCAAAAGACGACAAGCCAGACATAAATGAACAATTGATCAACGTGCAGATCCAACAGATCCAAGCCGACATTCAGAAAAAGGCTGCAGAGCTTGAGCTAGAGCGCCAGAAAATGATCATGAATGACGATCGCCAGCGTGACGAGCTAGACGCAGAGCTTTACGTCAAAGCACAGGAAATGCAGGCTAAGTATGGCACGCAGCTCAACGTCGAGAAGATCCGATCGGAGCTGGCGATCAATCGGGAGGTGATGAAGGCACAATCTGAAATCATAAAAAGTGGAATAGATGGTGAAGAGTAAACAACAAATCATAGACGACGGGCAGGAAGCTGCCCGTCTTTTACGTGATACTGATCTCATACGTTTTCTGGATGAGGCAGAGCAGGATTGCTGGGAGGAGTTTAAGGCAACGAACACCGGCGATAGGGATGTCCGAGAGGACATCTATATGAAACTGCGCGGCGTACAGGCGTTCCGCCAAAAGCTGCGTGCAATGGAAGATAATGCGACTATTGAAAATAAGTTAAAATAATCGCATAATATGGAGTTATAGGAATGTCAGAAGCCAATACCCCACTTGGGACTGATCTGTACACCGCACAAAATGCCATCAGAGACTTGATTGCGCCCCAAGAGGATACCGCGACAGCCACTGAGGCGCTTGAGGCAGAAGCCGTCGAGGCGGAAGCCGAAATGCCAGAGTACGAAGAAGAGTACGAACAAGAGTACGCTTCAGAGGATGAAGGCGATTTCGAAGCTACAGAAGAAGCGGAGGAGTTTGACGACGCATCTTTCGACATACTTTCGGCACGGGTCGAAGTAGATGGAGAAGAGATTACCGTCGAAGAGCTAAAACGCGATCGACTAAGGCAACGGGATTACACACGTAAAACTCAAGAGCTCGCAGAGCTCCGCCGTCAGGTGGAAACTCAGAGCGATGAGATGCAACGTGAACGTGCTCAATATGCCCAAATTTTACCTGCACTGCAGGAGCGTTTGGAGCAACCGGCTGAACAGGAGCCCGACTGGGATACACTGTATGACACAGACCCCACGATGGCAGCGAAGGCAGAGCGTCAGTGGAGAAAGCAGCAAGAAGAGCGCACAGCTCAACTTGATGCCGTTAAAGCTGAACGTCAGCGTATGGCTCAACTAGAGCAACAACGCATGGAGCAGATGCAGGCTCGATATTTCGAGGAACAGCGTCAGGTTCTGCCAGAGATCATTCCTGAATGGCGTGACAGCAAAGTCGCGTCTAAAGAGGCAAAAGACATTCGTGCTTTCCTTCTTGGCGAAGGTTTCACAGAACAGGATGTCAACGGCCTACAGAATGCCACGCTTGTGAAGTTAGCGAGGAAAGCGATGTTGTATGATAAAGGCCAGACACGCGCAACCGAGGCGAAGAAAAAGCCGCGGACGCAGAAGGCCAAGACACTCAAAGCTGGTTCTCGTGGATCACAGCCTAAGCCGAGCTCAGAGCAACAACAAGCGCTACAGCGCGCACGTCAAACTGGTCGCGTGCAGGATGCCGCGGCTGCAATTAAATCGTTACTCTAGGAGGCCATTATGGCAATCGTAGCAAACACATTTACATCACACAGTGGTGTAGGTATCCGCGAATCGCTCGCAGATATCATCTCAAATATCTCTCCAGAAGAGGTTCCATTTCAGTCTAACGTAGGCTCAGAAAATGTGTCTAACACATACTTCGAGTGGCAGACTGATACACTTGCATCAACTTCGACTACACCAGTAATCGATGGGGATGACGTGTCATCATTTGACGCAACATCTGCGACTACTCGTGTTGGTAACTACACACACATTCTACGCCG